ATACCGAGCTCGTCGGGCGGGTGGGAACCCTTTCGGGACGAGTGGATCACATTGAGCGGACCTGCGAGCGTCGGCATGACCTGCGTCTTCCCGGTGGGGGCACCTGATGGCTACCCCCCTCCTCTCCGGCGCCATGGCTGGCGGCAAGCAGGTGGACGTCTCCACGATGTCCAGCGCCGTGCGTCAGCCCTCGTCGCTGGTGTCCCGCGCCGCCGCGCTGGCCCGCTGGGTTTGGGACGGGTCCACGCCGGCTGAGCAGTTCTTCGGCCCGGGCACCCCTATGACGCCGGTGGCCGACGAAGAGGTGGCGGGCAGGCTCCGCGACTATCCCCTCACGGCGAACATGCAGTGGGCCCCTCGCGCCGAGGAGATGACCCCGTTCCAGGAGCTGTACCAGCTTGCGGACACCCATGACATCACCCGGCTCTGCATTGAGACTCGCAAGGACCAGATGGCGGCCCAGGAGTGGACCATCCGGCTCAAGAAGTCGCCGGGCGGGAAGAAGTTCGGGGACGTGCAGGATGACCTGGTCAAGTTTTTCCAGAGCCCGGACAAGCGCGAGCCATGGGAACAGTGGCAGGGGCGGCTACTCGAGGATCACTTCGTCGGCGATTGCGCCACGGCCTACGTGCGGCGTGATCTCAAGGGCGACGTGTGGGGCTTCGAGCCGATCCATGGCGGCACTATCACGCTCCGGCTGGACCCATGGGGCCGCGTGCCGATGCAGGGCGAGGCCTACACCCAGATCATCAAGGGCCTGCCCGCCGTGGGTTACAGCCGGGAGCAGCTCATCTATGCCCCGCGGCGCCCCCGGAATCACAAGGGCTATGGCCTGTCCTGTGTCGAGCAGATCATCCTCACGGTCAACATCTGCCTGCGTCGGCAATTCCACCAGCTCACCTGGTACACGGACGGCTCCGCCCCCGATCTGATCATCGGTGTGCCGAAGGAATGGTCGTCCCGTGAAGTGGCCAAGATGGAGGCCCACTGGGAGTCGATCTTCCGTGGGAACAGTCAGCAGCGGCGCGGGCGGCCACTGCTCATTCCGGGCGGCAACGAGTGCAAGTTCGAGAACACGAAGAAGGACCCCCTCAAGGACGAGTTCGACGAGTGGCTGGCCCGGCTCATCTGCTTCTGCTTCAGCCTGCCGCCTACGCCGTTCGTCAAGATGATGAACCGGGGCACCGCCGAGACGGCCCAGGAGACCGCCCAGAAGGAAGGTCTCCAGCCGATGAAGAAGTGGTTCAAGTCGCTCATCGACGACATGCTCGTCCGGATGGGCCGCCCGGACGCTGAGTTTGCCTGGGTGGACCAGGAGGCGCTTGATCCTCTGGTTCGCGCCCAGGTCAACAACATCAACGTGGCCAACGGCACGGTGAAGCGTAATGAAATCCGGGACAGTCTGGGCATGGACCCGCTGCCCGATGATGTCATCCCGACTCTGCCTGAGGCGCAGGCCATCGCCGCGCTGGTGACGGCCGGCATCATGGACCCTGACGCTGCAGCCGAGAAGCTGGGCCTTCCCAAGCCCACGCCGAAGCCTGACCCCATCCCGCCGACCCCTGCAGCCCCATCCGGGCCAGGGACCAACGGCACACCCAAGCCTGTCGGCGGGAAACCTGCACCGGCCCTATCCCAGTCGTCCGGGCGCTCGGCTGAGAAGATGGCCAAGAACCACAAGGCCCTGCCCAGCCGGAACCGGGAAGACCTCCTCAAGATGGAGGCGGCCTACACCCTGAAGGCGGCGAAGGAGCTGGACCGGATCCGCAAGGCGGCCATCGCCCGGATCCGCGCCACCGAGCACAAGCTGGCCAAGGGCGAACCTATCGTCAACATCGTAACGGACGACGATTTCCTGCGGTTCCAAGCCCTCATGGAGGCCCAGGCCCTGGACCTCTACCAGGGGGGCGCGGCGGCGGCCGGCCAGGTCCTGAATGCCACGGACGCCATGCTTAAGCTGGCGAACGAGCGCGGCATCATCTGGGCCCAGACCCACGCCGCCGAGCAGATTGTCGGCATTGAACAGACCACCAAGGACGGTGTGCGCGAGCTGGTCGAGCAGGCTATGACCGAGGGCTGGTCCAACAACCGCCTGGCCGACGCCCTGGATGAGGCCTACGAGTTCAGCCCCGACCGGGCCGAGGTGATCTCTCGCACCGAGTCCGCCATGGCGGATCTCAAGGGGAACATGGAGATCAGCAAGGAAGCTGGTGTGGAGCGGGTCCAGTGGCTTACGGCCGAGGCGGACGCCTGTGACCAGTGCGAGGACCTGGACGGCCAGGAGGCCCCGGTGGACGGGGAGTTCTCTGACGGCACAGCCGCTGACGACGTGGCCCACCCGAACTGTCGCTGTGACCGAATCGCAGTTCTTTCCAATGAAAGCGAGGAGTAAATGAGCAGCTCAGATGATGGATTCCTCCGAGTCTGGCACCGCGGCATGGGCCCGGGCGCTGGTGTGGCCCAACCCAAGGCCGTAGGGGCGCCCCTCACCGCCACCGGCGCCACTGCCTGGGCGAAGGTCACGGACGCCCCGGACGCCTATTATGCCCAGCTCACCGGCACATCCGGCGCGGTGACGGCGACCTGCCACTTCGAATTCGGGGACGACATCCCCGGCCTGCCCGTGGGGTTGCAGACCAGCGTCGCTCCGGCCGGCGTTGGGACGGCGATCAGCCTCACCGGCACCGGCACCGGGGTTGCCCCAGCGGGCCCGCCTGCGTCCAGCGTCTTGGTGGGCACCGGCATGTTTGGCGCGGACGCCTCCGTGAGCCCCCTGGTGCCATGGAAGTACTGCCGCCTCGTCGTGACGGCCCTCACCGGCACCGATGCCCAGGTAGCTGGGTTCCAGTCCATGGGTGGTGTCTAGTGCCGCTCCCGGTCATCACCTCCGCCACCTCCTCATGCGTCTACGAGATGTGCGAGCAGAGCGGGCACGCCGTCTGCAAGACGTTCGCGGCCTATTACGAGCGCCTGTGCGCGGGGGCCCAGGCCGTGGTGAGCGACCCCAGTCCGGCCAACCTTTCAACCCTTCAAGCCCTTCTGAGCGAGTCAGAGGGCCTGCACTACGACCGCTGAGGTTCCCATGCCACGAGGTATCCAAGTTCCAGTGACCATCGGCTTCGACCGGCACAAGGCCATCGGCACGCTCCGGGTGGACGCGGACCAGTTGCCCATCGGTGGGGATTACTTCTTCTCCATCCGGGGCAAGGTGACGCCGCGGAATGGGATCAAGAAGTTCGAGCTCGAGGAGATCTCCATCCTCTCGGACTCGGACGTCCAGAAGGTTCTGGATGCCAAGAAGCCCAAGGAGGTGCCCGGTGGCCGACGCTAGGACGTACGCATTGCTCAAGGAGGCGGGCAGCGCCGCTGCGCTGGCCAAAGCCTCGTTCAACCTGTTCGCCAACTTCACCAAGGCTGAGGAGCAGGACGACGGCTCGATCATCGTGTCCGGCCTGGCATCGAGCGAGACCAAGGACAGCGATGGCGAGGTGATCCTGGCCAGCGCCATCAAGGCCGCCATCCCGGAGTACATGCAGTGGGCGAACGTGCGCGAGATGCACTCGAACATCGCCGCCGGGAAGGCGCTGTCGATCCATGTCAACGATGCTGGGGAGACCGAGTTTGAGGCCCGGATCATCAACTCCGAGACGGTCAAGAAGGTCAAGGAGGGCGTCCTTCAGGGCTTCAGTATCGGCGGGCGCAAGGTCAAATACGACCCCAGCGACCGGCACATCATCACCGGCATCAGCCTCTCCGAGGTCTCCGTGGTGGACCGGCCCGCCAACCCGGACTGTCGCTTCCAGATCGCCAAGTTCGACGGCGCCGCCGAGAAGTCCATGTATACCGTGGGCTCGCTGGCCTCGATGCTCCAGGAGATCGGCTGGATGTGTCAGTCCCTCCAGGCCGAGGCCGAGATGGAGGGCGACCAGTCCACCATGCCCGCCAAGCTGCGCGAGTGGCTGTCCATGGGCGTCGAGGTGTTCGGCGAGCTCACCGAGGAGGAGACCCAGGAGTTGCTGGTTTCCTCCGCCGGCCCGGAAGGAATGCCCCTGCGCGGGGCTGAAAGCAAGGCTGCGAAGGCCTTGAAAGCCCACCTGCTCAAGCGATGGGAATCCCACCCACACGGCCCCGTGGCCGTTTCATTGGAGGCCGACATGGCCGATGATCTCAAGAAAGCGGCCAAGGATGACGTTTCCAAGGCCTGGAAAGACGTGGAGGCCACTCACAAGGCCCACAAGGACGCGTCCGACGCGGTGAAGTCCCTCAAGGACGACGCCAGTAAGGACGACACCTCCAAGGCGATGAAGGACCTGGACGAGGCCCACAAGTCCCACAAGGACGCCTGTGACGCCCACAAGGACGCCTGTGGGAAGGCCGTGAAGGCGATCCTGGGCTCGGTCAAGGACGACGCCGGGAAGTCGGCTGAGCTGGGCGACCTGCGCAAGGCCGTGTCCGATCAGGGCGCAGCGCTGGCGGAGATGAAGGGCCTGCTGGAGAAGGCCCTGGCCCAACCGGCCGCCTCGCCCCTGGAGCTTCTGTTGGCCAAGGCCCGAGAGAAGGAAGGCCTGCTGCCCGGTGACGATCTCACCCAGGAACTCGACCCCAAAGACCCCCTCTTCGACATGAAAAAGGCCATGAGGACGCCTCTCAGCGCTTAACCCTTTCCAACCCTCCTTTGGCGGATAAAAACCGCCCCCTCGGAGAAAGACAATGGATCTCACCTACGAAACCCTGGACCTCCTTCGGTCCATCCGCAAGAACGATCCGGGCAGCCGCGATCAGCTGCTGAAAGCTGGCGGCATCAGCCAGGGCACCGGCCTGGTCTTCTACGACCTCCAGACGCCCTCAGAAAAGGCCATCCCCCTCATCACGCCCATCCGGCTGATGATTCCCCGCCGCCCGGGCCGCGGCGACACGTCCCACCGCTGGAAGGCGATCACCTCTCTCGATCTGACCACCACCTCGGAAGTGGGTGAAGGTCACCGCGGGGCGGCCATCAACACGACCGTCACGCCCTTGTCCGCCGCCTACGCCGGGATCGGCCTGGAAAACCCGGTGACATGGGAAGCGCGATATGCCTCCCAGAACTTCGAGGATGTCCGCGCCACCGCCATGCAGCTGGCTGTCTATGACCTCCAGCAGAAGGAAGAGTGGCAGCTGATCGGTGGCATGCAGACCCAGGGCCTCGGCCAGGTCGGTACCGTGACCGTCGGCCATGGCGGCGCTGGCACCGTCGCCAACGCGACGTACTACGTCCAGGTCGTGCCTCTGACCCTGTTCGGCTACAAGAACCTGGTCCTGGCGAACGGCATCCAGCCCCAGGTCACCCGGGCCAACACGGACGGCACGACCGACGTGGTGAACCAGGGCTACGGCATCGCCTCGACCATCCAGAACTCCGGCGCCACCGGTGGCAGCACCAACCTCACCGCCACCTGGGCCAGCGTCCCTGGCGCCGTGGCCTATGCGGTCTACGCCGGCCTGACCGGTGCCCTGACCCTCCAGACGGTCGTCACCGCGCCCACTTGGACCACCACCACCACGCCGACCACCACCGGGCAGAACATCACCGCCTGGAACTCGACGCTGGACTACAGCTTCAACAACCAGAGCCAGCAGGGTTCCACCGTCAACAGCTTCAGCGGCCTGCTCAACTACGCCGCCGCCTACGCGAGCAACGGGATGTATTTCTCGGACGCCGCGGGAACCAGCTTCACGTCCGACGGTGAGGGCGGGGTGACCCAGATCACCAACATGCTCGTGAGCATGTTCAACAACTACAAGCTCGGACCCACGGACCTCTTCGTCAACGCGACGCAGGGTATCCAGATCCGCAACCTGTGCGCAGCCAACGGCTCCCAGCCCCTGGTCCGCATGGTCACCGACGGCCAGTCCGTGGATAGCAAGAAGTTCGTGGCCGGGTACCAGATCCCCGACCTGCTGAACCCGTTCCCCACGGTCCAGCAGTCCATCGCCGTGCATGTCCACCCCGACATCCCGGCCGGAACGGTGCTTGCCCTGTCCAGCCGCCTGCCCTACCAGGTCCAGCAGCTCCAGGATGGCCCCATCGTGGTCCGCGAGCGGCAGCCTTACTACGGCATCGAATGGCCGCAGTACAAGCGCCTGCATGAGATGGGCGTCTACTGCGACGCCAACCTCGAACTGCACTTCGCGCCTGCGTTCGGCATCATCCAGGGGCTCGTTTAGACCCTGGTCACCTCCACGCCCGAATTCCACCACTGAAAGGAAACATCATGCACTACCGAAATGGCCGAGAGGCGAAGAACGGCGACAAGATCGTGAAGCTGGAAGGCGGAAAGGTCGTTGCCTACGGTGTCCTCCACAGCGCGGGCGCTGGGCTCGATAAGCGCCCTGAAGGTAAGTAGTCACACGCCCGTGAAGAAAGGAGGTCAGCATGGCAGCGAACGACATGGCGGCTCTGTCAGACGTGAAAGCGTACCTGAACGAGACGACCACGAACAGCGACGTCGTGCTGGCCTCCTTGATCACGGCGGCTTCCACCCTGATTCAGGACTTCACGGACAACCCGATCCTATCAGCCACTTACGACTGGTTTTTCTCGGGTTGGGGCAGCAAGACCATCGTGGTCCCCTACGGCCCCGCCACCATCAATTTCGTGAACATCGACGGCATCAGCATCCCGCTGGTGACGCCCGGAACGAACCCCTACCCACTCTATGGCTACACCTTCGACCCCATGCGCCAGGAGATTCGTCTGGCCGGGTGTCTCTTCACCCGAGGAGAGCAGAACTGTGAAGTGAACTACACGGCGGGCTATAGCGGTATTTCCGCGATTCCCATGGACCTGCAGTACGCCGTCTGGGCCCTGGTGGGCTGGCTGTTCCGCAACCGCAACCGGCAGGGGAAGTCCTCTGAATCCGTGGGCGGGCGCATGACGGCAGCCTACCTCGCCACCTGGGC